GCAGTCCAGCGTCCTTCCTCTTGAAACGGAAGGGCGTCATGATAATCGAAACGCCGAGGCCTGGTGGAATCGACTCCCTTGGGAGGAAGACTACCGGCCCGGCACAAAGTTCCCGGAGTTCTTGTTCAAGGACCTCCGGTTTTGTTTCTCTAAGGAGGCGTCCACTGCCCGTTATCCTCTTGGCGATTGGGTCTACTGTTTTGAACCACTGCCGTCTAAACTTCCAGAAAGGGGAGCAATACCCCCTCCCTTCGGAAAAGCCGGCTATGGACAATGCAGGAGCCCACACAGAAGCAAGTCTGAGTACAGCATCATCGGTTGTCGACGTTACGTGATCGTCAATCGTGCAGGCAAGACGGTCGGCCAATCGGCCGACTTCGTCAGGCACTGTCAACAACTTCAGCTGTTCGAACTCAAGAATTGCTTCTTCAATTGCGCCTTCGAGTATATCGCCAGCCACACCGCTACAACGCCACTGGTTTACCAACCGTCGGAGAACCTTTCCGTCTTCCAAAGTCGGCACATCGTGCCGACGGAGGATCGCGAAAAGAAACCGACGGTAGAAACCAGGGCAATGTTTCAAAGGGTGGTCTACTGGCGAGGCAGGGAAGCCTCCTCCTCCGAGGGAACGGGGGATGAATGCTGGAATTCCAGCGCGGATCAACATGCCGCATTCGGGACGAAGCAAGATAGTCAAGCGATGCACAGTCTTCCGGGTCTTAACGGAAGACCATGCCGGTATCGCAGAGGAGATGGCTGGTCCAGAAGTGGCCCAGCTCGGCATCTCAAACTTGGAAGGCCCGGACACTCGCTTAACCGCGAAGTGACCAGGGTGGACGATGGACCGAACGGGCACGTAGTCGATCAGGTGATCAGCTACGAGCCGGGACGGACCTCTTTTCCACGCGTCGGGGATAACCCGACCCTTTCTTGCTACGACATACGCTTGCAACGTCTCTGTCGGTACGGGACCTTCCTCGTGTCGAAACCAAGCCATTTGTTCGGTGAACAAGGCAAGGTGACTAGACACGAGATGCTTTCCTATAGAAAGCCCCGATCCGACTGCAGCAATCCTGGACTCATAGCCGAAGTGTGCACGCGTTGGCATCACAGCCAAGAGGTCATCGCCGCAGGTTGCGAAGCGGACATACATCGCTGTATTCCACTTCCCAGGCAACCCGGTTTGATGACATGCGTCACTAATCGAAAGAGACGCTGCCCATATGTTAATTATACTGAGGATGAACCAAGACAGCGGGAGCCCCATAAGGCACCCTCGAGCTGTTTCCTCAACATTAGGCAGAACTCCGTCGTAGTCAATCGACATGGGTCCAAGTATCCGGCGGCCCAAGGCCGCTACATCATCCCCCAACCCTGCTCCTTCACACACACCGTCCCAGACCGCAAATATGGCGTCACGCGTGAGCCCGTCGGTCGCTTTGGTCAGATCAGCCGATACTATCGCAAGATCCCCGAGTGCAATTGGCACTTCGAGTGGCTCTTCAAGAAAGCTGGTGAAGACTGTCTCAAGTCTGCCACCTTCGATAGCCGCATTGACGCGTTCGTCATGCGTAAGCATCGGCCAAACGATCGACCTCAGCAAATGACCGACCTCTACCACGTCTGCAGGAGATTTCGTAACGACACGCGCTTTGAAGCCACGTTCACGTACTACAGTCACTTTGCAGGGCAGAGGCCCCTCACGCGCCATGAACTTGCGAAGGGAAGCATCACGGATTATTCGAGCAACGCGGGCACGCTCTTGGTCGGGCCGAGCAGTCAGGTCACAGACATACTCGGACACCCCCCGATTGGGAGTTGCACCTGCTTGGACAGCTGTTCGGACGTTCTCACGACCGACTGCTGTGAATCGCATC